CAGCAACGCCTTTTTTATTAATATTATTAGCATCTTCAATTAGATCAGTTGCGGCAATAATAGCAATATCATTCGATGCTACATTTGTTTGGTGTTTTATTCCTGCATCTAAATCTGCAAAAAGTAATGCCATATGAGATGCTGTAACAACTTCTGATGTCGCTACTTGTGAACTAGACAAACCCTGTCCGTATCCAGCGTCACCGGAACCTTGTCCTATGACTGTTGCAACTCGGCTTTGTAGATTATTATATCTTGCCGCTGTAATTATATCGCCAACTGCCATTGTTTATACCTTTAATATACATTCAACTAGTTTTTCTGAAGTACTAGCATTTGATTCGAGAGCAACACCTACAATTAATGCACCATTTTCAATTACTGTACAAGCAGTTCCTGTTCTGCCTGCATAAACCGTTTGTCCTTTAGCTACTGGGCCTGTTACTCTTACTGGAACTCTTCCTTTAAGTGCAATATTTTGTCCTGCCGCATCTGAATTCATTAAGTATGCAGGATTTTCACTAACTACACCGACTGGTGCTGGAGGAGTAAATCCTAAAGTTTTATCTTCATTTGTTACATCACATTCTGTAAGTTCTTTTGAAGCATCTGAACTAACTGCAACTACTGTACCAAAGTCATATTCCTTGTCAGTTGTGTATTTCTCTGCCAAGTCAGCGTATTGTGCCGATGTAGCTGTTCCATGAAACTCGTGTGCATATAGATTAGCACTTCCATCTCTAACTGCTACAGTATTATTAGTTGCGGCAGTATCTGCTGATCTAAAATTAGCACCTACTTTAAGTGTTTCTGTTTGTGATGCCAATCCTGTAAATGCAGTTGAATAAACGTTAGCAAATTTTAAAGACGAAGTACCTAAATTAAATGTATCCGTAACTGGGGCAAACATACCTGTTGCGTCGATTGTAAGTGGCTCTTGAACAGTACCGCTTAAATCATCAATTTTAAACTTAATTTTTGTACCAACCTGATTCTGTATAACGCCTTCATTGTCATTCTCAATGTAAATCTTCATGTCATTGGAATCACCAATGGCAATACCAGCATCTGCAAAGGTTGTTAATGTTGTAAATGCACCTGCTCCTGCAAGAGCAAAATCTGTATCAGATTTACCATTTAATAGTAAGGCATTACTTGCAGTTCCCCAGTAATAATCTGTTGTACTTGTTACACCACCTGTTGCATTTATTGTATTACGTAGTGTAGTACCCTTTTTAATACTGTCGAAGCCTGTAATAGCGTTAGATGGGTCTGTTGAATCAATTGTAAATGCTACTGAACTAATAATAAAGATTACTTCATCATTTACAATTGCTTTAATAATAATTCTGTTTACACTAGTAGTATCACGAACAGTTGCAGTAACCATTTGTGAAACTGTGGCTCCAATACCTTGTGGACCAATTAGAACATAACCTGATCCGCTATAAGCATATAATTGTTCGTTTGCAGAATCCCACCATAAATCACCAGTGGCTAATCCTGCTGGAGCAGTAGTGGCAACTTCTGCACCACCTGTAGTTCTAAATTTAGAACCATCATAAAATTTTAATTTACTAGCTGTAGCGTCAAACCAAATTTGTCCTGAAATGGCTTTTGGTGGTTGCGCCGCACCACTAAAATTCTCTAGTAAGTGTAAGAAATTCTCATTCTGAATTTCGCCGTATCCTGCATAGTTTTTACCTACTAATTTAATGTCAGTAGTTTGATCAACTGTACCGTCTTCTACGACTACTAGTGTTACACCACTATATCTATCTATTGTATATGCCATAGTTTAACCCCTGTTAAGTATATTTATCATTTATTACCATAAGCCGCCGCTGGATACAACATCGTTCAAATACGCCCACGCATTCGCTACAACGTGAAAACGTCGGCATCCTCTATCAACGACCACTTGTACAGTACCAGTTGCGGCAGTAAATGAAATATCCCGTATTACACTTTCATTTTGTACCCCATTTGAATCAACAGCTATATATGTTTTAGTTAAAACTGGTACATCAACGTTAATTCCACTAACTGTAGCTCCTGATATTGAAGCTGTTGTAATATAAGCATAGGAACCAGTCTTTTTATTAGCCGCTGGATACACATCCTCAATTATTGTGGCAATCTCTCCATTAGTTAAAGTACCTCCGCCTGGCTTTGATATGTCTAAATTCATAACAACAGGCTCTTCATTTATCTGATCATCCACATAAAACTTGGTCGCAACTGATGAATTAGTTGTGGGCTCGGCTACATTGGTAATTTCTTGACTAGTTATAAGATTAATAGTACCTGAACTGTCAATTTCGAGCGGAGTAGTTGTAGTAATTGTACTTCCATTAATTTCCAATTGATCTACTGCTAATATTTCTAATGTACCTACAGATGTTAAAGCTGATGCCAGGACTGTTGAACCTAATGCGCCGGCCTCTAATACCTCGACACCATTAATCAGATATTTTTTTGTGTCGGCTAAATCCATATGCTCTGAACTAGTCCATGCGTCTGTTGTATTTTTCCACTCTATTATTTTATCACCTGCTGATCCTCTAAGTGTAATACCTCCGCCATCAACTGCGGCATCATCAAGTGGAATATTTTCATTTGTTATTGCTAATTCAATATTCTTATCTTTTACTTTTAAATCCGTTGTTTCTACAAAAAGAGAAGCACCATCTACTGTAAAGTTGCCGTCAACTTTCATATCGCCACCAACATGAAGTGCGTATTGTGGATCTGATTTAAATACTCCAAAATGCTCTTCTGACGTATCAACTACAAGTGCATCAAGGAAGCCTGTTGGCTTTCTAACTCTAACTTTCCAATCATGATTTGATAGTTGATTCTCACTAACAAATGATGTACCTACTACTTTTAAAATGTTATTTTGTGCTAACCCAACTGTAAGTCCATCTGAATTTTGTATTGTTAATGCTCCAGTTGTCGTTGCCGAGGAATCTGCAGGCAAAAATTGTGACGCTGATTTAACATTTCCAACAGCATCTCTTAATGCACTAGCTTGGTCGGCAATGCCACGCCATCTAAAATCTTCAAGAGTAACAGGAGTAAATCCTTTTTTAATTGTTCCAGTTATCCCTGAAATAGTATACCCAGTGGCTGGTATAAATTCTGTATTACTCCACACACCCACAACAGTTCCTGCAACAAAATATTTCATCACAACATGACTATTATTAAATGAATCTATAAGTGTAGCAATTTCATATCCACTCTTACCTTGTGTTTTAGTATAAATCGGTCCAGCTAATTCTAAATCAGTTCCATCATAAAAATGCAGTTGATTATTATCACTATCGATCCAAAGATCACCAGCAACTAATGTGCTTGGTTGTTGTGCTTGTACTGATGGTGCACCACTTGTTCTAAAACCTACACCGTCATAAACTTTTACTCGTTGTGATGAAGTATCATACCATAGTTGGCCTTTTAACGGAGTACTAGGTGCAGTAGAATTTGAAAAATTCTCCAACATTTTAATTAAGTTTTCGTTTAGTGATTCACCAAACCCAGAATAATTTTTTCCAATTAAAGAAATATCAGTTGTAGTTGTATCTAACTGCCCATCAACTAAATCAACTAATAAAGTTCCATCTGTTTTGTTTAATTTATAACTCATTAGCTTTCTACTGCCTCTCCAGCATATATAATATAATTTACTGCCATATATGGATTCATAACATCAATAGGGTTTCCTAATGATTGCGATTGTTCAGTTAATACACCACCACTTGTCGGATATGCTTGACCTTGATCAATTGCTCCAGTTGATGATTGATATGGAATTGCTTCTTGATCATTAGGTGTTCCTGCAACATTTCTAACAGCATAATATTGATCGCCACTATCACCTCTTAAATCATGTTCGTGTTCTGGTAAATTTGTAAGTGCTACATTTTGTGTTTCTTGTCCTGAATGTGTTCCTATATTATCAGCCGCTGAACTTGTAACTGAGTCAGCACTAATACCGCCCATATTATCTATACCTAATGGGAACCTACCTCTTAAATCTGGTAAACAGAAAAATCCTGCTGTAACTAATGTTTGATCTTTAAAATTATATTGAATTGCATCAAACAAATTCTGATATAATGCAATAGCAACTTCTCGTCCATCACAAAGTAACCAATTAAGAGGAGCAAGTGTTCCACCATATTGAGTAATCATTCCAACTGGCATTGTTGGAATTGCACTAAACAAATTAGATCTTGAAACTTTAAATACACCAGTTGTTCCAGTTACCCTATTAAGTAAGAATTCGTCGCTAATTTGAGTAGATGCAACTTCGTCTTTGTCAGCAATAAAAGTATTTGCTATAGATGTTTGAAATGTTTTAGTACTTGAATCTTGTCCATCAAAACTAAATGACGGTGCTGAAACATCCCCTACCATTTCAAACGTTGTTGGACTTGCAAGTTTATCTGCTGATCCTGAACGTCCGCTAACTACACCTGTAACATTTCCTGTTAGATTACCTACAAATGTCTGTGAATGAACATTTAACCATTGTTCGTTTGCAGTTCCCAAATTACGTGCTAGTGTTAAGTTAGGAACAATATTTTGCGTTGTAAGTAATCCTGCAATATTACTATCACTACCAACAAATAATTTTTTCGCAATTCCTACACCACCTTTTGTTATAATACTTCCTGTACTAATAGTTGATGAGTCAGTAGTTCCATCTACTAACAATGCACTATCAGTTTGAATATTACCAACAACATCTAATGGTTGGTCTGGTGATAAATTATTAATACCTACTCTAGCTTGTGAATCAATTCTAATAACTGTTTTAACTTCGCCAGCATCATTAACTCTTATATCAATATTAGATCCTGATGTTTGGTGAGCAATAATACCTGCTTGGCCTTCAACACCAATTGACATAGCACTATCTGATCCAACAATAATACCTGAATTGTTTTTAATTTTAAGTGGATATAAACTTGTACTGAGTACATCGTTTCTTAAAAAGCTAGAAGCAGGTACTATAGTATTTGCGACAATTAAACTTTCGGCTTTTTCTGCTACTCCGTAATATTTTCCTGCACCGTCGCCTGTAATATCTGCTGTACTTAAATTATATCCAGGATTGATTGTAGTGAACCCAGTCATCACACTCTTTGGTGTAAAACTGTCTGTGGCAATAATTGCAACTACTTTTGCTTTAACTTCTATTTTTAAAATTGTATAAGAAACATTATCTGTTCCTATAATAACTGATGGCTGAACTCCTGTTGACAACCCATCACTAAATGTTGGGCCTACTAAAATCCAACCTGATCCTGTATAAAGATAAAGTTGTTGATTATCTGTATCAACCCAAAGATCGCCTACTACTGATTGGTTTGCGGCAGGTTCGTTTGTTGCTTTTTTTAATCCACTTGCAGAAATCCAGTTTGTACCATCGTAGATTTTTAATTGATTAACACCTACTGTAGTATCATACCATAGTTGGCCTTCTACAGGATTTCTTGGAGATGTATTAAAAGCAAAATTTTCTAATAAGTGTAAGAAGCTATCTGCAATAGCAGTACCATAAGCTGTAGTATTACGTCCAGGAATATCTAAACTAGTAACCTGGTTAATTGTATTATCTTCAACTGATATAGTACCTTTATTTGCTAGGTCCGTGTGTGATACTAAATATGCCATTTATTACGCCTCATTAAAGCCAGTTAGACTTTGTACCCTTACGGTATAATCTATTTGAATTAATCTATTTAAACTCTTTTGTACTGGATGGAAAACTACATGAGTTAACAATCTACCAGTGCCTGATTTTGCATAACTTACAAGT